AGAACTTCAAGGAAAGCTTGATATGCGTGTTCGTCGCAAGGCTGACGGAGTCCGTATGTTCCGTGACTTTAAAACTGTTGGTGGTTCTCTTAGCGACTTTGCAAACCTTGCTCCTATGAACGAGCAAGTTCTAACCTACATGCTTCTTGAATCTACAAAGAAAGATGAAGCAGAGCGCTCAGAAGGTGGCATTTTTACAATGCTAAAGAAAGTAAAGCGCACAGCAAATGCTCGTCCTCCTTTTTACGATCAAATTGAAGTTCGACATAACATCTTTACAATGCGTTCTTTTTGGAATCGCATTCACGGAACTATTGCTGATTTGATGAATGTAAGGAAAGCTCTTGACACGGGAGCAGAACCATCATATGTTGCATACCCACGACCAACTCGTGATTGCAAATGGAAGTGTCAATTTTTCGCTATATGCCCGATGTTCGACGACGGAAGCGCTGCCGAGCAAGCACTTAGCGATTCATATGAGGTCGCAGACCCATATGCGTACTACGAATCAACCGAGAAAAAAGGAAGCGAGTGACGATGAGCGAAATTCAACGCTCTCTTACTGTAATGGTGTACGGAGAGAGCAAGGTTGGTAAATCAAGTCTTGCTGTCACCGCACCTTACCCACGACTCATGCTTGACGTTGAAGGCGGTCACAGGTTTTTGCCTATCGTCGTTAAGTATTGGGATCCACTGCGTGAGGAACCACCTCTAGCAGATGGGACATGGGACACTGTTGTAGTTACAGTTCGTGATTACGACACTGTTCTAAAAACATACCAATGGCTTCAACTTGGAAAGCATCATTTCAAGAGTCTGATTATTGACTCTGTATCTGAGCTTCAAGTGAAGTGCTTGGAGAACATTGCTGGTGTTAATCAAATGACACAGCAGCAATGGGGAGAGTTGCTACGTCACATGGGCGGTCTCTTACGAGATCTTCGTGACCTAACAATGCATCCAACCAATCCGTTAGAAGCGGTAGTCCTAACTGCAATGGCTCGTATTGATAAGGATGGTCGTTATCGTCCATACTTACAAGGACAGCTAGCAATTCAGGCTCCATACTTCTACGACATTCTGGGAGCAATTACCGTTGAAGAACGGATGAATCCAGATCCAACTCAACCTCCATACAAAGTTCGTCGTATGTATGTTGAGCGCACTAATTCATACGAAGCTGGCGAGCGTGTCCAAGGACGCCTCGGTAAAGTCGTAGAACAACAAGACATGTCAATTGAGCGAATGCTCGACATTGTTTTTGGACCAAAACAAGCAGCGGCAGCTGAAACAACTACAAAGGAAGAAGGCACTCAGTGAGTTCACGCAATTGGGCAGACCTCATTAAAGACGCTGGTGATTCGGGTAATTACGAACCGCTACCAGACGGCGATTACGATCTCGTAGTCGTTGAAGCCACTGCGACAACATCGCAATCTGGCAAAACCATGTTCAAAGTAAAGGCGCAGGTTGAGGGCGGAGCTCACAACAAGCGTCTTGTATGGGACAACTTAGTTGTCTCACCAGATTCTCCAGCAGCGCTGGGAATCCTATTCAAGAAGTTCCATGCCATGGGAATTGGTCGTGGATACTTCGATAACAACCCAACCAATGCTCAAATTGAGCAAGCACTTATGGGTCGTCGATTCCGTGCACAGATTGGTAGCCGTCTATATAACGGCGCTAAGAAGAACGAAATCAAGAATTACTACCCAAGCGCACAGACAGTTGCTGCAATGAATGGCGAGACAGCCGCTCCTGCTCCTACAACTGCTGCTGCACCTGCTCCAGCTCCTGCACCAGCGCCAGCACCTGCTGCCGCTCCTGCTCCTGCTGCAGCTCCAGTATCACCGTTCTAAAGCTGGTTTTGCTAGGTTGCTACCCAACGATTTTTGTTGGGTAGCAATTTAGTAATCCAAGAGAGAGAAGAAATGAAAATACTAGTTACTGGATGCACAGCATCTCAGTCGTCCCATAACGCAATAAGTCGTTATCCGACCTTTACTGGTCTTATTCATGATGCTTTTGTTGAATTAGGGCATGAAGTTTTTCTTACAAAGCCACATCTGTCGTACTCAAAAGAGTTTTTAGATCGTTTTGATTTAATATTTGTCGGTCTAGCTTCTCCATCAAATCTATCTGCTCACTACTCATACGGAGCTTTTGCTTTGGCTAATAAGGCAAGAGAGCTTGGAAAGCTTCGTTTAATTGTTGATATGCCAGAGCCACAGAAGATTAGAACAACTATTAGGGACTTTAATACGGGAACAGATAGTTTTTATAAAGATTTTTACTCTAAAAGAATTCAGTTTAGCGAAGCTTCTATCCCAGAAAATAAAAAACAGATTTTAAGTTTTGTGGACTATTTACACAATGAAAAATGGGAGCAGACATTTGTCCCTAGTATGCCTTGGTTCTCAAAAAACATTATTACAAAAAATATTCCAAATTTAGATGAAGACAGTGTCGTATCTTTATGCTACGACAGAGTTCTTATAGATCAAGCTGAAGATAGGTTTTCTGAATCTAAAAAGACATATTGGTGTGCCGATAATTACAAGTCTGCATGGACAAAGAAAGTGTCAAAAAGTTTGACTCTACCTATTCAACCAACAAGAAATAATAACTACAGCACAAATGAGATGGTTGTATCAAAGATCAGTGGAGCAGTAGGAACTTTGATTAGTACCTATCAAGGAGGAGATCCTTGGTGGTCTGTTGCGATATCTCAATCACTCATAGCAGGGGTCCCTGTTGTTACTGAATGGCGTCATACCGCCGAGCTAGGAGCAGAATGGGCGTATTTACCGTCAACAATAGAGGAAATGAGCCCAGTCGAAAGAACAATGGTGGCTCAGAGTCAAAAAGATTTTTACAGAGAGGCAGTGCCGTCATACGCAGACTCTCTGGAAAAAACAGCGAGAGCTCTGGACAACCAGAGCCAGTTGTCGTTAGTCTAGGCAAAACTGTACGAAAGGACAGCAAAATGGCCAAAGTAGATATGCCGTGGGTCAAAGAACAATTGACCAACAATCGCACAAAGCGAGTTGTTGGAGATCATGTTCTTGCCCTACTAGAAAAGTGGGAGGGTTTGAAAAACACAGATCCAGATCCACAAAAGAACGAAGCAAACCTAAGTCAGATTGTTGAGCTATTCAGCAAGCTAGCTTTGGGCCATGCAATCATTGTAGAAAATAAAAATGAGCATTGGGTTCCAGCGCAAGCGGGTCAAATTGTTATTGCCGATGAAGTTCGAGTCAAGTGGAACGCATTTGATGGAGAAATGGGCAAACTACACAATGGTCGTCGTGGCAAAGTAGTAAGTATTCGATACGGTGACATTATCGTCAAAACAACGGACGGTAGAGAACCTGTCTTGGAAGGATTTCACTACACTCCTCAACAATTGGAAAAGCGGGTTCCATAGTGAACTCAGCTACTTTTAAATTTAGAGTCGATGGTAGCGATTACCAAAACATACAAGAAAAAGCTAAAAAAGAGTTAGCTGGATTTATGGAGATTGGATCTGAAGATCTTGGTAAATACGTTAGCTATGAGTTAGAAATAGAACCTAATCAAAAATCAAGTAGTACTTATTCCTATACTGCTTTAGTGACTGCGAGGTTAAAGAATGTCTGAGAATATAAACAACACTGTTCCCCCTGTTAATGAATATATGAAACAGACATCTGACAACCCATACCGAGTAGAAGCTCTTAGAGAAGCTGCTCGGATCACTACGCAGGATAGAAATGCTAACTATGGCGGACCAGAAGAAAACTTTACAAGAACTGCAAAAATCTGGTCTGTCATTCTTGGACAAGAAATTACTAATGAGCAGGTTGCAATGATGATGGTTGGCCTAAAAATGGCACGCTTTGCTCATGGATCTGGCTTCCAACCTGATACATGGATAGATATTGCTGGATACGCAGGATGTGGTTATGAAGTAGGAAAGATAGCGTCAGAACAAAACAACTAGTTTCTTGGAGGGGAACATGTCTGAGCTTGTACCACCTTGGCAATATACACAACCTCTCTGCGCTGAGATAGGCGCAGAGTTGTTTTATATGGAAGATAAAGATGAAGAAGTTGTAGGACAAAGACTTAGCGGATACGTTGAAGCAAAGAAAATATGTATGTCGTGCTCTCATCTAAAAGAGTGCGGTGAGTGGGCTATTAGAAATGAAAAGTATGGATTTTGGGGTGGATATTCTCCAGTTGAAAGAAAACAAATTCGTGGTAAATTAAATATAATACTTGAAGAAAATCTCCCCTCTGCTTCATAAGAGTAGACTATTGTCTTAACCTAGTGAAAGTTGGACTTATGGCTGCTGAACCAGTTATCAGTCCTGTACCCGTCTGTGAATCTTGTTGGATGAAAGAACATGCACGTTGGGAACCAGAGAGCATGGATAAAAATGGACGGATTTTAATGCGTTTAAAAGGGGTAGATCTACCTAACAAAACAGGTGTAGGCACGGTAGAAGTTTGCGCTATGTGTGGAGCTGTGACTGTAGCTGGGATATATGAAATGAAGCTCAGCAGTGAAGTTTATTTTTTAGAGCAGCAGACTCCAGATTTTGAAGTTAATATTAATCCTGAAGATGAAGAGTTTTAGGAACAGATATGAAGACTGATAGACCAGGTGACTTCCTATGGGAAGAGTGGGACGGCTCTGGATATGATTCTACTGTTGACTGCTCAGTGATTTATTACACTTTTGATCACATAGATTTAGATAATGACTTAGTTAGAAGAGCTTTAGCCTCTGCTCTACAAAGAGATGGAGTAGCTATATCTTTAGGAGATGGATTTAATTTAATAGAAAAGTGCACTCCGCAGTACGGATGGACTGGAATAATAGAAGATGAAGAAGATTATGTGGTTTGTAACGAGTACGGTGAGACAGAGTATGGAGATTTAGTCGACTCTATCCTTCCTGCAACTTGGATAGAAATATAATTTAAATAATTGCTGTATAACCGATAATTTTATAGTTTATAGTCTACTATAGTTATGTGTGGAAACCAGCGGAAAACCTTAATTGGCAGTCAGATGCCACCTGTGCAAAGCCTTCTAATAGGTACGCTTTAGACTGGTTCTTCTCTAAAGACTTTAAAGAAAAATATGCAGCCAAGAACATGTGTTTTACCTGTCCAGTACGCTCAGAGTGCCTTCAGTGGGCTCTAGAGCACCGTCAGATCTGGGGCATTTGGGGTGGAAGAGATGAGGTTGATATTCGCAGAGCTTTATCCGTGTCTTACAGTGGTGAAGAAACTAGACGACGCAGATTTCCAAACTGTCCATATTGCACAGCTCGTCCTTCTAAACTAGAAACATCTATAGAAGAGCTACCAAATGGTGGACGCTGGACAACAGCAAAAGTTGTTACTTGCACAGAATGTGGCTTTGCTTGGAGAAGTCGTACTAGCGCAAATGCGGTTGAAGCTTACAAAATAGAGCGTAGTGAAAAATCTAATAAAAAGACTAAATCTAAAAAATCTTCCTCGTCCAAACCTGCAAACCTTTCTCCAAAACAGTAACTTTATTTGCATAAGGAATTAAAAATGCATCAATTCCAGTCTTAGGTTGATCCATTTTAGGTAGAGAAGATCCCCACATATAGTCATCAAAAGCAAGTATTCCCCCGTTATTTAAACAAGAGTAGCCGTCTAAACCATCTCTAAGTGCCCAAATTGCGTGATGATCTGCATCTACATAAACAAATTCATATTTTTTGTTGTTTGTTTTAAAGAACTCTTTAGTTGTCATTTTCTTTTTAATGAGCTGGCCTGAATCAAGAAAAGATCTTAACTTTTGATCGTAGGTGTCTTCTACGCTTTTCCAGTCCATATCCATATGCTCTTCTTCTTCAGAGCCCTCCCATGTGTCAACATCTGTCAAAGTTGATTCTGGGTGGGTAAGAACGTTATCAAAAAGCCATACAGAAGCATCTCCTGTGTATGCCCCTAGCTGCAGAAAATCTACTTTTACATCTTTATATGCAGGTAGAAATTTAGAGAAGTTATGGATTGCCCCACCTTCAATAAACCAATTAGGGTAGGTCATGCCTTTAGCTCACAAAACATTAAATTTTTAGCAAGTCTTTCCTTATGTTCTGGAGTAGCAATCTCTAAAGCAGCTCTAGCGTGAATAACTGCGTCTTGATATCTTCCTAAGTTATAGGCAGCAATCGCTGCCATATCGTGTGGTGTATGACCCCAAGCCTCTGCTTCGCAGAGATATTCCATAGGTTTTACTGTAATTGCTAAGGCTTCTGTTGCTTTTTCGTAACACTCTTCCCACTTAGCAGCGTGGTAGTAGTGCTGGGCTAGATCAACGTATGGTTCTCTACGTTCTGGAGCTTCTTTTATTGCTAATGTAAACCACAACTCTGCATCTTCTTTAGATAGTTTGCCAAGAAAACGCATTGAAGCTGCACGCTCTGGAGCCCATCTTGCTCTGTGAAGTTGTAGGTGACGTTTAAATTGTTCCTTTGCTTCATCAAATCTGTTATAAAAATATAGCTCTCTTGCATAATAAAAAGCATTTCTATCATCACTTGGATCTTCTTCAACAGAAATCTTTAGTAAGTCTAAATACTGTCCTCGTGATTTCGTGTTATCTGCATGGTGCTCCATAGTTGCTTGAGTCCAATATTGAACTTCTTGCATACGATCAGGAACTAAAATTTCGTGTACTGGATGCTTCCAACGATAGCCATGGCGAGCATGAATTTTATCTCCGCCAAAGGTAAGTCCTGGAGTGCCGTCTTCATTCCAATTCCAAATATAGTTATACCTAGGGCGAGTGGCTTTAGCTTCAAATGCTTTTTCAAGCTCTGCTTTCCATCCCGGCAACATAATCTCATCCATATCTAGAGGGATGCAGTAGTCAATATCGGCTGGAAGTAACCCTAAAGAAACGTTTCTTGCTTGATCAAAGCGCCAAGGTTTTACACAAATAGGTACGACATTAATCCCTAAAGCAAGAGCTTTTTCAACAGTCTTATCTGTTGATCCTGTGTCGGCAATGAGTAGGTAGTCTGCTTCATCTTTTACAGAGTTGTACCAAGTCTCTACAAACTGTTCTTCATTAAGGGCTATCGTATAAACAGCTACTTTCATTCTGTTTCCTCTTTTATCCCATCTTTATATAGAAGAACTGAATGCTTAAACTCTACATCTCTTTTACTTATATACCCGCCATCTTGATCTAGTTTTGCATCAGCAATTTCTTTGCTAGGAGCTAGTATCTGAATAGTCATAGTTACTTCATATGTGTAACAAGAAGTATCTTTGTACATATCTTTTAAATCTGTAGACTCTGTGTTTTCTGTCATTAGTTGTCCTTTTCTATTCTTTATTTATTAATTTAGTAAGGAGTTGCCCCACTAATACTATTGTTTTCCGTTCCTGACCAAAAACCATTGCTGCCTCCGTCAAAGTAGGACCCTAAGGTATTTGACTTCTCTAGCATAACAGAGTCCACATAGAAAATCTCCCCTGAAGTGGTAGAACTAGTAACAATTCTGATACTCATAAAGTTTGCAGACCCTTGTTTTGTCACTGATCCACTTAAACGCACCCAGTCTCCTGTATATGATAGATTTTGAATTCCAATATTTGAAGCAGATACCGTACCTGCTGAGAGGGTGTCTTCATATTGAAGCTGTCTTATAAAATAGTTTGCTGGTGAATTACCGCTGGCAAGTTTTACATACGCACTTATATAATAAGTTCCTTCGCCACCAACTAAAGGAATAAAAGTGTAAGCAGCAGCAGAACCAGAAGCGTTAGTTACTGATAGAGATGCCGCCCCTGTATTAAATTCAGATGTTGTTCTAGCAAGTGTTGCTGAAGCGACAGCTGACCAACCAGTAATGTCTACTTCAAAAGAAGGATTGCGTACATAATTAACTCTATATCCAAGAGCTTTTGGTTCGGCTTTATTCTTTAAAAACCCAGCTCCGCTAGCTATTCCTAAACTTAATGGCATACCTAATCCTAACTATGTAAGCGCTACGTCGCCAGCAAGGACCCATTCGTCAGTTGCAATTTTAATTATAGACGCTGTTGAATAGGTAGCTCTTAGTTTGTTTGTAGGAGTTGCTCTCACAGTTACTCCAGTATCACCGCTAATAGTTACTTGTCCAGCACCATACTGCATAATATCTATTCTTTGCCCAACGCTATAAGCTACTGCAGAGTTTAATGGGACAATGATGGACATTGAAGTTGCCTTTGTGCATCGAATAAGTTTTCCTGCATCTGCCAAAACTAATGTATATGTGTCAGATTTAGTTTCAATTACTTGTGCTGTATCCCAAACTCCTTGTGCACCTGTAGGTCCAGTTGCACCTGTTGGTCCAGTTACTGCTGGTCCCGTTGGTCCCGTTGGACCTGTAACTGTAGAGGCTGCTCCAGTAGCACCTGTAGGTCCAGTTACTGATGCACCAGTATTACCAGTTGCACCAGTGGCACCAGTAGCACCTGTCGCACCAGTTGGGCCCGTAGGTCCACCTTCAGGCCCTGTTGGTCCTTGCGAACCTGTAGGTCCTGTAGGTCCAGTTACTGCTGGTCCCGTTGGTCCTGTAGAACCTGTTGGACCAACAAAAGGTCCAGAGTTAACCCATGCAGAATTTTGATCGTCCCAAATATAAACATTTGGTGAAACTATATACGCATCTCCCGGATTACCAGTAGCGTTATCTGCCTCAAGTAACTCTATAGTTGCATAAGAACCTAATATAGAAATACCAGAACCTTGTGGTCCAGTTGAACCTGTAGGACCTAAAGGTCCTTGAGGACCCGTTGGACCAGTTGGTCCTGTAGGAGCAATTGTGGCTACAGTATTAAATCCACTTCCTGTATACAAACCAACTGCGTTAGTAGAACTATTAACCCAAATATCTCCTACTTGAGGAGTTCCTGGTTGAGTAGATTGATAAACAATATTAGAACGACCACTTGATTCATAAGCAACTGTTGCTGAAAAAGATGCATTTGCAGTGCTTGCTGCAACCCAAATTTTATCTCCAACAGTCATTGCAAATCTAAAAGTTTCAAAAGACTGTCCTACTGCAACAAGCAAACTGCTAACAATGTAAACACGAGTGCTAGGATTTCCTGGAGACTCAACTGGCTCAACATAAACAGTTGCTGTTAAATCTACAGCACCTTTATTTGCAATAATTACAGAAGCAACACATGCGACATCTGCAGTAGCAAGTTCTGTAAATGTACTTACGAAGGCAGCAGGAGATGCGACTCCTAAACGTTTTACTGGCATTTACAGCTCCTTCTCTTCCACATCCAAATATGGTGTACTGCCATAATAGCCATAAGAGCCCACATTAACTGCATCTCTGTAAAAGGAAACGACCAGTCGGTAGAAGTAACTATTGTCTGATCATGGTTATCATGCTCCATTAGTTTCTCCCTCTACTAAAAAAACCTTTCCTTGATAACAGCAATGATCTGCTCCTTCAAGAGTTTCTACAGCTGTATTGTATACACCTTCAAGAAAATCTTCACGTCCAGTTGCCCATACTACATCTGAAATTAACACTGTCTTGTTCTCAGAAATGTTTTTAATAGTTAGGTTAAGCAGTGGAGCGTTTTCGCTCTCTTCTGCTTTCCATTCAAAGTTGCCTACGGTCTCCATTATCATATCGCTGAAATGTCCTTAATCGTAATGACTCCAAGCATTCCGCTATGTATTGAGCATTGGTAAGCATATGCTCCATTTATATTTGCTGGTACTTGCCAGTATAAAGTTCCTGTTACCTTACCTTGAGCAGAAGAACCTGTAGTAACTGTTCCATCGGTAGCAACATGAATTAAACCTGTGTCGTAGTTTGCTGCACCAGATGCAGTCTTAATTAAAAAAGGATGACCTGTTACAGCTAAATTAAAAGCAATTGTTGTTCCACTAATTGCATATATTGTTGGATTGTTTCCGCTGTATTGATTGTTAAAAAGATATGCTGTAGAGCCGCTATTCGTTACAGACAATCTAGTAATTGCAGAGTAAGCAACCTCGTCAATACTAATTCCAGCTGTATTTGCATCAGTAGTTTCACTAAATGTTGCAGATCCACTAGCTCCTGTAGCACCAGTTGCTCCCGTAGCTCCCGTAGCTCCCGTTGCACCAGTAGGGCCAGTGACAGTGCTTGCAGCACCCGTAGCACCCGTAGCACCTGTTGGTCCTGTAGCACCAGTAGCACCTGTAGGTCCTGTAGGTCCACCTTCAGGTCCAGTAGGTCCTGTAACACCTGCAGCTCCTGTTGGGCCAGTTACTGAAGCACCCGTAGCGCCTGTAGCACCCGTAGCGCCTGTAGCACCCGTAGGTCCTGTCGGCCCTGTCGGACCACCTTCAGGACCTGTTGGTCCTTGTGCACCAGTAGCACCTGTAGGTCCAGTTGGGCCGCCTGACGGACCTGTTGGTCCAGTTGGTCCTGTAACACTTGCTCCCGTTGGACCAGTTGCACCAATTTCTCCTGCAGGTCCAGTTGGGCCCGTTGCGCCACTACCAGCTCCAGTTCCTACTTCTTCCCATCCTGAAGTAGTTTTTACTTCTAAAGTATCAGTTTCTGTATTAAATCTTACATAACCGACTTCTGCTGAAGCAGGACGTTGCGCCGTAGTTCCTGATTCTAAATATAAAGTGTTGTTATCTCCACGAATAACTTTGTTAGTAAAGGTTTGAGCAATATTTTCTGGTTGAGCGGAGTCTTCTTGTGCTACACCATTAATGCTAAAAGATGCCTGTGCAACAGTTGTTCTAACGTATACAGAGTCTCCATTATTTACAGCAAACCTAAAAGTCTCAAAAGATTGTCCTACCCCAAGAGTAATATTAAAAGCTATATACGCATATTGAGAAACTTGAACAGCATTAGCAGGTACTAGCCAAATACTTACTTTTGTTACAGGAGTAGCGTTAATTGCTTTATTAGCAACAACAACAGAAGCTAAATAATTTGCATTAGCATTGTAAAGTACTACGTCTGTGTTGGCTGCAGGATTTACAAGTCCAAGTCTTAAAATTGGCACTTGAGCCTCCTATGCCTGAGCTTCAGACCATGAAAGTTTGGCTGATGTTAATGTTGAGTTACCACTTAATCTAGCAACTGCGATGGTAATAATGTCAGGTCCATCAGGGAAAATGCTATCTCCACCAAGAATAGAGTTAGACATTTCGAAAAGACTTCCTACGTTTGCAACTGTAGTTCCCGTTTCTCCACGGAAGTTGTAAATTTGAACTCCACCAGAAACGGTATCTGCTGCGGTATGTTCAACAACCTGTGTCAAAGAAGGTGAATCAACACCGACAAAGTTAAGGTTATTAAGACGTGGGTTAAGAAGAACCTTAACGTCAACGAGTTGGTCAGATGAGATACCAACTTCAGATAGACGCAACTGCATTCTGTTGATGACGTCTCGATCACCAAGCTTACCTGTCAAACCTTCAGATACAGATGGGCTCAAACGAAGAGAGATAAGAGGCTGATAGTTTGGACCAGATGTATTATTAAGTGAGCCATCTGGATATAAGAAGTATGTAAACTGAGTATTTCCTTGACTAGTAAAGTCAATAACTTCAGCAAGAATTGAACCAGACTCAACCAAAATGCTTTGGTTAGTTCCAACAGATGGATATGTGAAGGTATTAGTTCCAGTTACAGTAACTGTAAAGGCACCGTTAGCCACTCCAGTTGGGGAAGTTGCTGGCTGATTTCCGTTTAGGACAGTGTTTGCTACTCCGTAAACACCAACGTACATACCAGTTGTTAGGTTGTGAGGAG